TTAAAAAAACAGGTTCGGAATTTTCTCCTGCCATCGTAAATATTTTCTCTTTCATTTTCTACCTCATCATTGTTCTGGGCATTGAATAAGTTGTTTCAAGAGCCCTTGCTATCGGCGTTCCGCCGCTCATGATATCACTAGAAATTCTACCGGACAACGATTGATATATTATATCAATATCAATATTGTTATCTTTCGTTCTTCTAGTTATTTTAGGCCTGTCTGGAATGCCTTTGATGTTTACATTGATATTGGGCATAATATTCGTATTTCTAGGAATTACTGTTTCACCTTTTTGTAGTATTGCGGGAAACTCATCCCCGGCCAAACCGTTATGATATCTTTTTGCTCCCATGAATACAGATGGATTAATTGAACGATATGTAAAATCCGAGCCATCATGCTTCTGTTTTGTGAAAATATTTCCCATACCAATACCAGAAAAGAAAGATTGAACCGCAATATTAGCAAAATATTGGGTAGACAATTGCAATAACATATTTGCAAATGCGCTTTCAATATTGCTCCAATCTCCCTTTAAGCCATTATATAGCTCCGTACCTAAAGTATTCCGAATACCGCCTGCAAAACTTTGGATCATTTCTTGCTTATCCAACAAACCAGATACCGTATTATCAAACGCCTGAACAGTATCCTCTGTATTTTTTTTCATTTGTTCCTGTTCATGCAGCATAACGGCATTATAAAAGTATTGCGCTTTGTCCATTTCCGCAACTTCTTTATTCAATTGTGCTTGCTCTTTTTTGTATGCTTCACCATTAAGCTTGTTCCATTCAGCAATTCTTGCTTTTAACTGTTCTGGTGATAAATATGTTGGTGTTGTTGTTGGTGGTGGTGGTGGTGGTGGTGATGGTGGTTTTTCTAACTCTTTTTTTATTTCTTTCAAGTCTCTTATTTTGGCTAGCATATCATCAATGTTTGTTCGAAAATTTAGAAAGAAATTTACTTCTTTGTCTTCATTCTTTGCTTTAATATCTTTATCTTTATCTTTTTCTAATCCCTCATCTAATCCCTCATTTATTCCCCACCCTTTATACATAGAAAGCATCTTATCATTTTGCTCTTTTCTTCTTTTCGTAAGTTCATTTTTATATGGAGCTGTTAATTCTTTCAAGCCATCAACAGAATATATATTTTTCAATATACTAGAATATTCAATTTTTCCCATTTGCGCTATTTCTATTGCATCGCTGATTTCATCACTTAGGCTTGATACTAATCCTATTGAACCTCCTATCGCTGCGCCTGTTTTTCCGAATAACATCAATCCGACTATACCATATTGGTATATATCTTCATTATCTTTCACAAAGCTGTAAATATTATATACACTTTCTACGCCTACAGATACAGATTTCATTGTTTTAAGTATTGATACACTTGTATTTTTGGCGTATTTTTCAATAGAACCATCCTTATTCGCTTTATCAATAAATGCCAAAAAATTCGATAATTGATCTTTCATTATTTCAAATGGCCCAGTCTGCATTACACGACGTTCAAAGCTTTCCCAATGATCAACCAAATTTGAAACAATACCATTCATTGTTGCAGATTCCTTTTTCATCAAACCGGCGTTACTTGCCATTCTTTCCTTTAATACTGCTTCAAGCTCTGCCCTGTTATTCTTGACTGTCCTTACAATATCTTTACCATTTTTCTGCCATGTTAATTTGATGGTATCGCCTTGTTTTCTACTGACAATTCCAAGCATTTCTTTTGCCCGAACCATTTCACCAACTACTGCATCAGAGTACATTTCAACGGCATCACTTAAAGTGCGCCCCGTTGCACTTGCTGTATCACCGAGCAATTGTAAAATCTGCTCTGGAATAAAACCATATTGTTTTAGCTTTATGTATGAACTTATTATTTCATCGAGTTGGTATGGTGTTTCCGTTGCAAATTTTTCGATCCACTGAAACGCTTTTTTTGCTTTTTCTGGACTACCCAATAAATGAGTTAATTGAACATCAAAGGACTCTGCCGCTTTTGCAGCAGTAATAAAACCACTTGCTAGTCTTTTCACCTGCCATGCAGCCACTAAGGAAACGACAGCCGTTTTCATCGAACCGGCTTGCTTTGTTATTGCTGCCATTGTGGTTTGATTCTGTGCCAGTGTTTTATCCAGGGCAAGAAATTTTTTACTGACTTTATCAGCCGCATGAATCGCCTCTTTACCATCGGCTTGAATAACTATTTTTACGGCATTACTACTCATAATATAATCTTGCCCTCATCAATTTTGTTCTTGATTACTGCGATCATTTTCCATTGTTTCAGGGATAAATCATTCTTCTCAAATGGGTATCCTGCCAATTGGAGAATATAATTTTCAAATGCACAAATCATTTCATTGTCTGGTTTATATTCCTTTAATTCGCAATGATCACAAACGATATCTATGTATTTTCCATTTCTTGCAATGCATTCTTTTCGGAGGGCTTCGGTACACCCCCCTTTTAAAAAGATATCAATGCATTCTATGTCTTTTTTTTTACATAGGACTTTGTTTTTAGATACACAGTTGTTCCGATTTCAATAAGCAAACGTTCGGCATTAGCCGATATTAACGCTTTCCAGTTTTCATAATAGTCTTCATCTTCTGGATCCGAAGAAATCAATTTGTCATCAACTGCAATAGATCCCTTTTCAAACCCAAGCAACAAAGGCACTGATCCTTTCGCTAATATTTGCGCTGCTTTTGTTTTATCTTTTTCTTCCATGAATGCATTGCAAACATTTACAGTTTCTTCAGTTGTAGGCGCTCTATAATAGAAAGTATGCGTATCACCGGACAAACTATCCTCAATAAGAAGCTTGAACTTATTTTGGTTTATATTCAGCATTTTTCCTCCTTACAATCAAGCAAGGTTTCAACTGTTATCCATTTTTCACGAGGCATAACCTCATTATGTTCAATTGCCTTTTCACATGCTTCTTTTTCACGGCTTGTTATCTCTCTGAAAGCATATTGCGCATAAACAGACCACGGCACGCAAAAAGTATGCTTCTTATTTATATCAAGGACATTGCAGCCAGCACCCTTACCAAATGATTTTTCATCCAAAACCTTGATATAAATACCAGTCCCAAAATTATGGCTTTGCATCCAATGAAACGATCCAGTATACGTATTGTTAACATGTTTAGCCCTGTATCCCTTCCACAATGAACGTAATTCTTGCTGAAAAATTAAACTAATAGCTAATCCAATATACGGCAAGACATGAACAAGACCTGTAACAATATACAAAAAAATATCCATTATTCATCTCCCATTTCATTAATTGTCGGCCATCTCATTGCTACCAGATCGACCAACTTATAACCGCTTGGCTTAATGCACCCCCCCTGATTACATCCAATGCATGTTAGCCTAAAATTTCCATCACGATCCCTCCACTGCACCGCATCTAACAATACAGTTACGTGATACCCTTCTCTAACTCTAAAAATACATATATTTCCAGGTTTATATTTTTTCACTTCACCTCCCCATTCCAACCAAGATTTAGCTAAACCGCTTAGCGTCCCGACTATATGTATACGATCCCGCAGATTATAGAAAACCATATTCAAACCAGCAGAGCACCAACTTGTTTTGTCATCATCCCTTCCATCCAGACCAACAAGTGCAAAGCTTTCATCTATGAATGGATGGATTAGAGCACCTTCTTTTTCGCAAACACCTTGTTTATGCAATTTTTTCAGGTAATCAAGCCATATCGGATTTTCTTCATGCACAAATTCTACACGATGTCGGCATAAATAAAATGTATAAAGAAGTAAACAAAATGCTATTACACCTATTAAAATATGCACCTTTTTAATTTTCATAGTCATCTAGTCCTCCCTATAATCGTTCCAACATATCGATAATGGAAAAATAAATTTCTCCATCTTCCATAGACGTTGCTGTATAAGATACATCATAAGTCATGATGTTATTTCTGCTTGAATAACTTGCAGGGCTTGTATGTTCTGCCTCTGGTATATATAGATTCATTTTATGCACATCACTAGATCGCCCCACGTTATGCGTTATCGGCTTTACTTTTCCCTCAACCCAATCTGAAATAGGGTTATATTGGTTCAATGAAACTACTTTTGGGTCAAAAGAGCCAGTCGGTCGCCTCCCTGTTATCAGCACCGTTCCGACTCCATATATATCCGCATAATCAGGATCAATTGAGACCTCATTTGCTAAGGCAAATGAGATGTTCGTACATTGCATTTCATTAATTCCAATGCTCGGATTTTCACCCAAAGCAAGTAATGGAATATCATTTATTTTTACAGGCGCAGGCATATTGTTTTCCTCTGGCGTTGAGAATTTTCCTTTGAAGGAAAACTTCATAACTACCGGCTTGCCAACTGGAAAGTCTATTGAGAAATCACCCCTTGCCCCTACCAGAGTATGTAAAATATTATCCTTAAAAAAATATAACCGGCATGCCCCATGCAAATCAGGATCAGTTACCGGATGGTATGTTCTCGCATTGTAAACTTTTTTTATGGTTGACGATATCGTCTCTCCATCCTTTTCTTGTGAAATTGTATTCCCATCACTATAATCATGAATCGCAGGTTTAAGAAAAACATAAGGTTTACTGGCATAAATCACCTCCAATGCGGATGAACCATCATTATTTGTTAGGTTCAACCCTGATTGATAATCACCAATATTGTTGCTTTCACTTTCTATGCAAATTGTATCCTGTGCATACAACCCACAAGCGCTTAATAATCGATCATAGCTATTTTCATGAAATGCCTGAGAAGGTCTGTACTTTACCGAGAAATCTATAGAGTAATGCGGCATTACAACGATAGAGCGTGAAGGAGACGCAGCTATCTTTCCTTCTTCTAATTCTTCCTGGTCTCCTTCTGGCTTGATTGTCATGGAGTTTTCAGCCAAGACAGGATATGCATGCTCAGGATCGATAACAGGGCTTCCTGTTTCTTCTTGTACCAATAAAAGAATTGGCCTTGATGATTTATTCATTTCTTACCTTTCATATTTTATTTGTAAACTTATTAAACAATTATGGTATAACGTACCTGCTATCATTTCCGTATCAATATCCTCTATTGATGCCGGTTTGGTTAATTCAACGAAACTATATTCATGTGTATTAATCTGTGAACATATCCGATCACATAAACATTGAAATTCCAAAGAACTTGCTCCCTGATTCGTCATTGAATAAAAACCACTTATTGTGTAAGTTTCTTCATGCTCCAAAGTCGGGTAATCTGCAAAGTTAACATCCATATCATCACGATGGACAACCCACCCATTTACTTTCTTATCATCTGTCGTCAACGTGTTTAAGACATTACTAAAAGTATCATATAGCTGGTATTCTACTACTTTCCCTATTTCATCTACTTGCTCCAAAATTTGCTTTATCATGCCAATTCTTTGTATGTAATCCATAATTATCACCATACCACATCATATTCAGGTTTCTTATCTTGATAAATTCCTTCATATGATTTTCCCTTATTACCGAAATATCTTACCAACGATCTGATATATTTTGTTTTTAGATTCTTTTCTATCTCTCTCTTTTGCGAATGATATATTGTTGATATCGACGGCCTTGCAGGGATTTTTATGACAGAAGTTGTTTTCTTAACTGGAACCCCCATTGCAAAGAAATATCTACGCATTTTATTAGTAACAGGTATGTTATGTGCAGTATCATGATATTCTACGATATCAGGCACCCACTTCAACCGTTTAGCAGCAAAAAAACCAAAAAGTATTTCATCATGCGTATTTGACCATTGCTTCTGATATCTCAGCGCTTTCCATATATTACTAAGTGGTTTACGGTCGGCGCCTTTTTTCGCTCTCTTTGCCAGGTACGGATAATACTGCCTTGTCTTTTTGCCTTTCTTTGTTACAAATCTAAAGTTCTTTTTCCATAATCTTTTTGTCGGATGCGCTTGAAAAGCCTTCCCTGATAAATTATCACTTACCGGACTTCTTGCTTTCCATGTGCCATGACCACCACTCTTGATATATGCCTGTGTCACCCCTTTCAAACGGTATGCTTCAGAGGATAAAGCTGAACGAACAGCCCTTCGATGATCTCCAGGATATTTATGTTTTATTTTACTATATATTTCAGACAAATCATCAAAAGACTGTTTTGTTATATTTATCCTCATTATCCTACCTTTGATAATTTAATAATATATTCAGCATTATCTATTGTCTTGCCAATTTCAATAACTGTATAAACTACATCTTTAATAATAATTTCATCCCTTTTTTCTATTGCTTCGGGACAATCATCAACTTTCAAACGAACATTTGCCATCGCTCCGAACTGCTCCGCTTTTTTGTATTCATCATCGACATTATAATCAACAATGCCATTAAGCAAAATCCCTTTATGCTTAACAACTGGTTCACCCCAATAACGATATATTGCTTGAAGTCCTGCCACAGGCATTCCCCATTTTTATAAAATAACAGGTATTACTTTTGTTTCACCTGCCGATATGGCCCCAACTGCATTGCCAAAAAAAACACCTGTCGATTTTTTTGACAAGGATTTATTTGTATTTTCAATATAGATTTTGTCACCAATTGCGACATCAGCGTTGCCTTCATCATCTGCTGCGTTGACTTCCAATGCAAATAAACCTTTAATCTCAAGACCTCCTATCTGTCCAGCCTCAACATCAGTAGTTGTTACACCTACGATATTTCCGAAATTATAGGGTTTATGGGCTTCTACCTGTGTCGGAAACGTCGGAAACTCAAGCGACAATATATTGCCTTTTGCTAGCTTCATATAAAAACTCCTTTAATTTACTTTATTATTTATTGATTCATTTAATTTATTGGGATGATATTGGGATTTTATACAGGCCTCTCCAATCCATTGCTTTTGCGCCAACGTCCAAAGACACTTTCATTTCTGTACCATCAACATCCCAGCCCTTTTTATATTCCAATCGTGGATCACGCATACCATCAAGAAAAAATACAATAATTGTTTTTCCCTTTCCAGCTGCAATATATATTGCATCTTTTGGTATCCTTGCATCAAAAACAGGAACAAGAAGACCATCCTTATAAGGATTATAATATCCCTGGTTGGGCGCATCAGCAGTACCGGATGGAATGAAGGAAGCATTGATCACTTTCATAATATCAAGCTTGTGTGTCTTATTTGCGATAACAAAAACCGGTGTGATATTCAGTTTATTGCCATTTACATCTGTTTGTTCTGACATTGCTGTTTCAATTTTTGACAGCAGCATTACAGTAAATTCTGTTTGCGTCGCACTTACATTTTTATGCGATTCACAAAATAAATCATTTCCATCCCCCATTTTACTTGCTTCTGTCAGTGCCTGTATTGCTACGGCTCCGCTTGTCTTGCTTGCAGTTTCTCCATATGCTTTCGGAAGATCAAAAATGCGCATGTCATCATTGATAATCGCCTGTCTGGTCATTACAAAAATTTCACCATATGTATCGATGAAATATGTTTCATGCTCTGCACCGAGATTTCCATAACCATACTCAGTCCCTTCAGGCACTTTTGGCAAGTCTCCCCTTCGTCCAGTCCGATGTCCTTTTGTTTCTTTGAAATCTGACACACTTCCAACACCGCACCAGGTCTCCCATTCTTCAGATGCACTTTCAAAACCTTCCATCATGGCATGATGTGCAACAGTTTTTAACACGTCTGGGAAATCACTCGTTGTAAATGCACGGCCAACCATTGATTTGACATCCGACCCATTTGCATACAACCTTGCAATTTCATGCATGCGATAGCCTGCAAGATCACTGGCAATTTCACGATTCCCTGCTTCCAAGCCTTTTCGCACCATTATTGCGTGCGTCGCTGCTTCGTTCAATTTTTCGCCCGCTGTTCTTCCTGATGAAATGATAACCGGCGCATTTCTTTCCATGTATGCGAATATATCTGCCCTTGCCTGGCTTACTGGCTTTTTAAGCGCATTTTCTCTGACTTCATCCGGTATTTTGTAGTTTCGGCATAATGTCTCAAGTGCGCTATAATCTTGCTGTCTGGTTTCTTGCTGCCTGATTTCATCACTGCCTTTTGTATCTGCCATTCTTTTCTCTGGCACTTTATCAAGTATGTCTGCTTTGATTTCTGTGATGGACATACCTTTTTCAACATAGGCACTGCGTTCATTATCAGTTACTTCATATTTTTGGCACAACTGATATATTTCATCCACCCGTTTACGTTCTTCGATTATAGCGTTATCGCCACCATCGCCTTCTTTTTCCTTTGGCATATTTTTTGCCCTCCCTTGAATTTTTGATTCACTGTCAGCACCAATCGCTGTTAATGAAAGTTCAATAGGTTCCCATTCATTTGTGATTAATACAGGTCCTTGATATTCTTTGCCACCAAAGATTCCGCTTTCATTTTCATCAATATAAACCCGCTTAAAAACTTTGTATCCGATTGATGTATCAGTGATATGTTTTTCTTCTATTTTTTTTCTGATTGTTTGTTCGGTTTCTGAAACATGGATGTTACCTTTCATTTTTGTATCTGTTTTCTCTTCCAGAAAGAAAGAGCCCAGTACATCTTCAAGATCATATGTTCCATGCGAATTAAGCAAAGGAATCTTTTCAAAATCCCTTGCTCCCTCCATTACTAGCACTTCATCAATATACCCATATTCATAATCCCATATTTTAACTGGCTGATCAGTAGCCGCAACAACAGGCCAAACACCATCATTATTGTCATCATCGTTTGCCTGTGCCCTTTTTCCTATTTTTAATAGACGATAACCATAAACATTGTTATCATCCTTAACTAATTGTCTGTTTGGCATCATTGTCCTCTTTTATTTTTTTTACTTGCCTTTCAATCAGTGTTCCAATCAAGCTTTCTTCGTAATTGGACGATCCTACTTTTTCTTTGACAAGTTTTATTGCTTCTTGCTTTAAACTTCTTTTTGCTTCTTCATCGAAACAATTACTCTCTTTTAATTCTCTTTTTTTTGTATCCATTTGCAAAACAATAGATTCAATAGAAAAAACTAAAGCCTTATAAGCTAATATAGAGAGCTCTTTATTTCCCTTTTTCCTTGCATATATATATAGTATACTACATATAACTATTGCTACAATTAACGCAATGTTTAACGGATCAAACATAAATTCTCCTTATGTGCAAAATAGCCATGCCAACCCATGCGCATGAATTTCTAAACTAAATAATGCATCAACCGAACTTTTTAAAGTTCGGTTGCTTGTTGTAACATCGTCTAATATATATACTACTTTTCCTATCATATTCTTTACTTCTGGTTTTACTTCTAGTTTACTTGTTTCCGCATGAACTGACCTTCTATCTTTTTGCCTGGGTTTGAAAACTTCTATATATTCAACATTTAACTTCTCTGCTATCTCTTTACAAACAAGATCCATTGGATGCAATTTGCCTAAATTTCGTATTGATTTTGGAGCTTGTGTAATATAATCAATTTTTCCATACTTATAATGAGTAAAGAATTTTAAAAAGTCTGGTATCATTTGCCTTGCTGCTTTTTCAGGATTGTTATCTTTCGCATTAATAAAATCAGCCCATTCTATCGGGCCCAAATACCGCTTTAATCTTAAGGCATACGACCCTAAACCGATACGTTTAATTTGAAAAGGCCCATTTCCCTTTTCCCTGGTTTTTTCATTATTTTGTATTTTCTCTTTTTGTATTTTCTCTTTTTTTTCTTGTAAATGTTCTGTTGCTTCACCTGGAAAAAAAGTTGATGGTCGGATTATTTTTATTGGGATACCTGATTGCCTTGCCTTTTTTATTGTGTTCCATGTTCCGCCTTTGTCTTTTTCAGTAAACGCTACTAGCATATCACTGTTATCAACTATCTCCTGATTTCTCGCATAATAGGCATTTATGTAATCAATTCTTTGTTTACAACTGCTTAAATCTGGCAAATATTCAATGCATTTCAATCCATATTTGTCAGCCATTTTTTTTGCGTACTGATCCACTCCTTTAGCGCCACCACTAACAATCGTAATGCCATCAGGCAAATCCTTGATAAACCACTCAACTTGTTTTAATTGCGGAAAGACTCTTGATCCTACTACGCCAATATGCATTTAAATTCTCCCATAGTTTGACAACAAATTAACCTGTTAAATAAGCATCATTCCCAGCATCAGCAGTTGAAATGACTCCATATAATTCATCTAAGCTTAATCCCTTAGATTCTGCTATTTTTTTCGCTATTGATATTTCTTCGATTACCTGATACCAATCATTGTTTCTATCTGCGCAAAACATTTGTGGACTCATTGCTGTCATCTTCATCTCTTGTGCAGCGGCTTTTGAATCCTGTAATCGTTGGATAGGCCACTGCTTGTTTGTTCGCCATGTGTGATTTGAACCCGCATAATTGATTTTTGTGTGTCCTGATAGATATAGACAGTCAAAAACCCATTTCTGGATAGGATCTAGTGCTTGATTGATTAGCCTGCCAACTTCACAATCAATTGACAATTGATAATCCATGCGTATCCCACGCAGTGACGAAAATGAAAGCCCTTCATAATCTCCTGACAACAATTCATAAGGGCACTCAGTTCCAATTGACAACATCTGCAACATAAATTTCACAAAAGGCGAAAAACTGTTTGTTGGTCTTTTGCTGTCAACGAAATTCATTTTTTCATTCGGTCTTAAATACTCAACAATAGCATTTTCAATATCTTCAATTCTTGCATTGTTTACGTTTTCCTTTTCCCCAACATAACGCCTTGCTTGCTGATGCCCTGGAATATCATGACTTTCAACAATAGCTAATATTTTCGCTGCCTTTTTTGCTGCGTCCAGTTCTGCACCGATATATTCACCCAAACTATTAGCCGCCAAAACTGATGAAACAAAAGGTGATATACCTCGCAATTGTCCAGGCCTCATGACTTCTAGACCATTGATTACGTAATCAGAAGAAACCCGCATTGATTTTGGGCTAAAACCATCATGAAAATGGTAAGCGACAATTTGCCCATACTTATTTTGTTCTATTCCATAGTTAACTGTATTGTCGTTTATTGGTCTTGATTTGTAATTACTTAATTGGTCTGCCTCTATAGGAGAGAGAAAAAAAGGATATGGTTTTCTGTTCTTATCATATTGCTTGACTAGAAAATATTCACCAGCTTCAAGTTCTTGAAAGACCATTAATTTTTGAAGCTCGTAAAAATGCATTCGCCCTGTGTTGTCGCATCTTTCACACCAACTATCGAAATGATTCTTTAATTCATTATTCAATGGCACATTTAATCCATCAGAATTGAAAACTAATGGATTATATGTAATTCCCTTTCCAATTCTGAAATCTGCGATCTTTTTCAATGCCCTTTTAAAATATGGGAAATCTCTGACCAATTGCCGAACTCGTGCCCTTACTTTCGGGCTTGATGCAGCGATAACAAAATTCACATCAATATCATTGACAGGCAGCCAGCCATCGTTTTCTTTTGCGGCCTTGTACATTCGCTTAACCGGCCTTCGCAATTTTGATTTATTTCTGAAATTATTCCAAAGGCTTGACACAAATTTCATATTCCACACCCCCCCATTGACCGCCTACCAATGAATTGCCCTGATTCAATTTGTGCCTGGGTTTTAACAAAATCTATAGCCTTTATTAATTCATCAATAGAACGGAAAGTAACTTCACGACCAGCACCGCCCCCAGATTTTCCGCCACCATATGAAAAACTTTGTTCCATCCATGAATTACTGCTTAATGCGTCAAGCATAGATTTGTATAAATTGTTCCACGAAGTGAAAGCCATTTTAAAACCTCATAAATTAAATTTATTGTATCAATGGCTATTCAATCGCAGACTTAATATAATAGGTCAATATCTCTTGATATCTTTTTGTAATCTTATGTATGTTTGTTATCGATTGTATTATTTGAGGCTTGATTTGATTAAAAGCTTGTATTATTATAATAGATATAAAAAAAAAAAATTAAAACGATCATTAATGATCAAGATCGCTCATTAATGCTCATGAATTACCCGAAAAAAAAATATCTGTATTAAGTTATTTGAAATATTGTTGTTATAATGCTCTGCTAAAAACTACGAATCCGTAGGTCGCAGGTTCGACTCCTGCCAGACGCGCTTAATATTATCAACTATTTGCAAAAAAAAAATAAACATATTAAATATTACTTTTTTTCAAAAAGACAAATTATGCTTGCTATGTGTGTCAGTTGTTATCCTTTGATAATATTACCATAGATCAATTTTTAAATGTTTTGTAACAAGTTGTACTCCTGTAACAAACCCTTTAAAAACATAGGTTAAAGAACTTAAAGAATCCGTAGACATCACAAAAAAAATCAACTGACAACTGCCTTTCAACTGCCACAGCATTTTAAGTAATAATTATAATGTCTTGTACGTTTTCATGTCAGTTGACAGTTGATTTTGAAAAATGTGAGGTGTTATATATTTATTTTTGACCGACTACAACACATGTTGAAATAGTAAAAGTCATCGTAAGAAAAATATTATATACATAATTATATTCAACTGACAACTGACATAATTCAATATAATATAATATATAATATATTATATTTATTATATATATATAGTGTGTCAGTTGAATGTCAGTTGATATGTCAGTTGATATAACAATATCAACTGACATATCAACTGACATCATTGGTCTACAAATAATTATCATTTCAGCACGACCAGCACGACCGCTTAAATATAACCTAGTAGAACCGCATGAAATTTATACAAAAATATAACACGAATTATTATTATAATTATAAGCCAAATTATAACATATGCAATATCCTGATAATATTGACAAATGTTATTATATAATATTTTATTATAACCAAACTTAAAACGTCAAAGATAGGTATGTCTTGAGGTATTACGACC